ATGGTCGTGTCTACCCAATGAACGTGTTAGCTAAAGAAGTTGCACGTTATAACAAAGAATTTGTTGCTGAAGGTCGTGCGTTTGGGGAACTGGGTCATCCAGAAGGCCCTACTGTCAATCTTGACAGGGTATCGCATATGATTACAAAACTGGAAGCTGATGGAAAGAACTTTATTGGTGAGGCGAAACTGCTCTCTACTCCAATGGGGGAAATAGCGAAAGCATTAATTAAAGACGGTGGTAAACTTGGTGTCTCTTCAAGAGGTATGGGTTCTATTGAGTCTAGAAGTGGTGCGAATTATGTGAAAGACGATTTTTATCTTGCCACTGCGGCAGATATTGTTGCAGACCCATCTGCACCTCAAGCCTTTGTAGAAGGAATTATGGAAGGTAAGGAATGGATTTGGAACAACGGAATACTCAAAGAAGTTGAGATTGCCGAAATCCACGATGAAATCAATGAGTCTGTAAGACGTAGACAGTCAAATGTTTCCGCACTTGCATTCGCAAAATTTCTGTCAAAACTTTAATCATTATAAATATGTTAATAAACAACCAAGGAGAAAATCCCAATGTCAGAACTAGATAAGACAATTGAGGAACTAGAAGCGGAAGTCTCAGCAGAACTTGCTGAAGCATCAAGCCCTAAAGACGGCGCTGCAAAAGGTGACTCAATGGAAAAACAAGAAGGTGATGTTGAAGATTTGGGTAAAGCTGTCGATGATCCAGAATCAAAAGACAGTGCTGGTAAGAAGGCTGCTGCTAAAGTTAAGAAAGCTGCAGAACCTGCTGTCGGTGCAACCAAAGAAGAAACAGAACTTGCTGAAGATGATGCAGAAGCATTAGAAGAAGCAAAAATGACTAAAAAGGAAACACTTGCTGCAATGTATTCAGAAATGGAAAAAATGAATGCAAGTACTCTTAAAGCGTCATATGACAAAATGATGGCAAAAGAAGAAGAAGAAAAAGAAGAAGAGTCAGTGGAAGTTGACGAATCTACTTTGGAAGATCGTCTTGCCTCAGTAGATGTCTCAGAAGATATTACTGCACTAGTTAATGGTGAAGAAATTTCTGAAGAGTTCAAAGAAAAAGCATCTACAATCTTTGAAGCTGCTATTAAATCAAAACTTCGTTCAGAAGTTGAGAGAATTGAATCTGCAAAGGTTCAAGAAGTTGCTGAAGAGACAAACAGAATTCACAGTGAGTTGACTGAAAAAGTTGACGCATATATGGGTTATGTAGTTGAAGAATGGATGAAAGAAAACGAAATTGCGATTGAACGTGGTCTCAAAGGCGAGATTGCAGAAGATTTCATTTCTGGACTTAAATCTCTTTTCGAAGAGCATTATATCGATGTTCCAGATGAAAAGTACGACATCTTAGGAAGTCAAGCAGAAAAGCTTGATGACTTAGAAGCCAAACTTAATGAACAAATTGAGAAGTCTGCTGAATTAAAGAAAGCAAACAATCAACTGGTTCGTGAGTCTGTTTTTGCAGAGGTTGCTTCAGACTTGGCTGACACTGAAGCTGAGAAATTTAAAGCTCTTGCAGAAGATGTTGATTTTACTGATGAAGATACTTTCAGAAGTAAACTTGACACGCTTAAGGAAAATTATTTTCCAAAGGCAACGACTGTCGCTGAATCTGTAGATTCCGAATCAGATGGTTCAGAATCTTACGATACAACTGGTGCTATGAGTGCTTATATGAGTGCAATTAGTAGAAATGTAAAGCGAGGTAAGATTTAAGCTGCGGAAGATTTTATCTATCAAAGCTTAACTTCTTATAAATATTATTAGAAAAAAACTCAACAAGGAGAAATAAAAATGTTTCAAACTGAACATTTACAGGAAAAGTGGAATCCAGTTCTAGAACACAATGATCTACCAAAGATTAATGATTCTTATCGTAAGGCTGTAACTACTGTTATCCTAGAAAACCAAGAAAAAGCACTTCGTGAGGACTCTGCGTTCTTATCAGAAGCTGCACCAACATCAAACACAGCAGGCGCTGCAAACTGGGATCCGATCATGATCTCACTAGTTAGACGTTCTATGCCAAACCTCATCGCATACGATGTGGCAGGTGTACAACCAATGACAGGCCCTACTGGACTGATTTTTGCTATGCGTTCACGTTACACTAACCAAAGTGGTACAGAAGCTTTCTATAACGAAGCAGACTCTGACTTCTCTGGTGCTGGTACACAAGCAGGTACTAACCCAGCGATTCTTAACGATTCGCCAGCTGGTACTTATACTGGTGGTACTGGTATGACTACTGCTGCTGCAGAAGCATTGGGTGACGCATCAAACAATGCATTCTCAGAAATGTCTTTCTCAATTGAAAAACAAACTGTTACTGCAAAGTCACGTGCTCTAAAAGCAGAATACACAATGGAATTGGCGCAAGACCTTAAAGCAATCCACGGCTTGGATGCTGAAACAGAACTTGCAAACATTCTATCTGCTGAAATCCTAAACGAAATCAACCGTGAAGTTATCCGTTCAATCTATGTAACTGCTAAACCAGGCGCACAGACTGATACTGCTACTGCTGGTACATTCGATATGGACGTTGACTCTAACGGACGTTGGAGTGTTGAGAAGTTCAAAGGCCTTATGTTCCAACTTGAAAGAGATGCGAACGTAATTGCTCAAGAAACTCGTAGAGGTAAAGGTAACGTAATTATCTGTTCTTCAGATGTTGCATCTGCACTTCAAATGGCTGGTGTATTAGATTACACTCCTGCTCTTAACAACAACTTGAATGTTGATGACGCTGGTAACACATTCGCTGGTGTACTTAACGGACGTTTCAAAGTGTATATCGACCCATACTCAGCAAATGCTGATGCGAAACAGTACTACACTGTTGGTTATAAAGGTACTTCACCTTATGACTCTGGTCTTTTCTACTGCCCATATGTTCCATTACAAATGGTTCGTGCGGTTGGTGAAAACACATTCCAACCTAAAATTGGTTTCAAAACTCGCTACGGCTTGGTTGCGAACCCATTTGCTGGTGGTGCGACTGCTCGTGCTGGTGTGTTGACTGCTAACGACAACGTATATTACAGAAGAGTACAAGTTACTAACATCATGTAATAAGAAATCGGTTAACGATTCTGAAAAGGGGGAACTTCGGTTCTCCCTTTTTTTTTGGTCGCTATAAATAGTATTATGAAAAGGAATAAGATATGGCTTTAACAACTGCAATAGAAAGACAACCAGATAACTTTGACTTGGCACGTGCCTCACAGTTTAAGTTTGATATTCTAAAAGTACCGAATACGACATACTTCGCACAGGAGATTAATCTGCCTGGCATCGCATTTTCTGGTGATGCAATTATGAATACTCGTTATAAAGCAATGCCATTCATGGGTGACACCTTGGATTTTAGTCCATTAGAACTTACCTTTCTAGTTCAAGAGAACTTAAAAAATTACAGAGAAATACACGATTGGATGACAGGAATAGGATTTCCAATTAGTCCAGAACAATTCGCAAAAGCAATTAAAGACACAGATACAAAAGACATAGGCAACGCAGGCAAGGGTAATGTTACTAACCCTTCAGTTATGACAAGTGATGCGACCTTGACTATATTGACAAATAAGAACAATCCCAGTATACAAGTGAAGTTTCGGAATATATATCCGACTTCACTTTCTGGACTTCAGTTCGATACTAAAGATACTGCAACTGAAGGATTAACTGCAAGTGTGACGTTCAATTATGACGTTTACGAATTAGCAGTATTATAAATAAGTATGAGCAGATACGGTGAACTTTAACACCAAACCATGAGTCTCAGCAGTACAGAGAAAATTTAGAACTGAAAGTTCCAACCAATCTCTGCTCAACTTTTATTATTAGGATGTGATATATTATGACACTAGAAGAACTACAGCAACAAGCTGAAAAAGACTTGAAGATGGATGACTTAGAACTTGGAGATGAATCTCTGAAGTCTGCATCTCTTCATCAAAAATACCTCACCATATACAATACCTTTAGACAACTCGTTTTAATGAACGAGGGAACTTATCGTGTACTCTATCGAAAGAAATGGGAGTACTACGGTGGTAAGTCTGACCCTACCGTATATCGTGATAACCCTTTCGACCATAAGATATTAAAAGTTGACATCCCCATTTACTTGGAATCGGATGAAGAACTTATTAAAGCAAAGCAGAAAGTTGAATATTACAAGATGTGTACTGACTCATGTGAACGTATACTCAAACAAATCCAATCTAGAGGATGGGATATCAAAAACGCAATTGAATGGCGTAAGTTTGTAGACGGTGCTATCTAGTGACTCAAGTTACCAAGAAGGATGAAGTATTCCTACAAGTGGATACTGAAGCTTCAACCGCAAGGTCGTTATCAGAACATTTTACATTTGAAGTGCCAGGCGCTAAGTTTATGCCTGCGTATCGCAATCGTATTTGGGATGGTAAGATAAGATTATTTTCTCCACAGAACGGAGAGTTATACCTTGGACTACTTTCATATTTAGAAAAGTGGTTAGAGGATTGGGATGAACCATATGAAATAAGTGAGGAACTTAAAGATGAAAAACAAATCAGCAGAGAAGTCTTGGAAGGATTCATTACGAGTCTTAAACTTAAAAGTAGAAATCAACCAATACATCCAAGGGACTACCA